AGGGGGATGCCCTTCCGATTTAGGAAGACCTATAGGGCATTACATAATATAGTCTCCACATACGGAAGGTTAACTAAAAAGTTTTTTCTGAGAAATTTATGAGAGATACGGAGGGGGGTATCTTTATTAGGGCGAAGCACGTATAGGGGTGTATATGGGATACCCGTTTTTGTGTAATTACGTAGTTAGGGACAGAGTAGGTACAGAGTGTTCTGTAGGTGATGTATCTAGTTAAGTATTATAAAAGAGTAAGGACAGAGTAGGTGTGTTAGGGACAGAAGTTCTGACTTAAGTAGCAGTGGCGAAGTTATAGGCAAGAAAGGACAATTCCAAATTTTTTTTAAATTATTTCATAATTTCTCTTATATTTGGCTATGCGATATTTAAGTGATGGTATATATTCACAGCAATATTTCAGTGAGGATTTTTTCCTTTTGTATGATGTTTTGGAGTACGAGAGGGAGCGTTTATCCTACTATGATGTTATGGTAACGAGCTATGAGATGAGAATAAAAACTAAGGGTGATGTATTGATATTTTTCTTAGTTTTGTTTTTTAAGTCATCTATTGGGGACGATTTGTCTCCAAGGGAAAATAAATTATTTAATTATAAAAACTAGATTATGAAGAAGACAAATTCACCAAGATCGGGTGCTAAGGGTACTCCTAGTGGCACTACTATACATCCGTCATCTATTAAGCCAGGTTCAGGTTCTGGGAATCTATACAGGAAGTCAAAGCCTTCTATAGACAACGAGAATCCTCCGAGGCATTCTAAGTATGGTGTATAGTGTATCGTCTCTTTGACATAGACTCTGAGGGAGATGTCAAGCTACAAGATGATACATTTTTATTGATTCCAGAGCTTAAGGATGTTTACAAAGACAAGAAGCTGGGATCAAAAGCCATCCGCTGGCTTGTGTTGGTCTGTGACTATGAGTCTCCTTATAGGCAGCTTCTATTTGAGAAGCGTAAGGAGGAGGTGTCTTTAGACCTCTATGGCAAGGGTTCTGTCAAGGAGCTAGGTTCTAAGCTAATGATTAGTGCAATAGACAAGTACAAGAGCTTGCAGTACGAGCCTATCTTTGAGCAGTATATTATTTACACAGAGAAGATAGCTGAGTACAATAGCTTTATAAAGAACATAGAGGTATCTAAGGAGAATGCTGAAGACCTACAGAAGGTTATGTTAGGGCAGCAGAAGGTCATAGAGGCTAGGGAAACCACCAAGGAGCTTATATTAAAAAAGAGGGAAGAAGATGTTATTGGTGGTGGTGGGGACACTACCTTCATAGAGCAGGAGCTGAGGGCATAACAACAAAAACAATTATTATGGCACGTAAAGTAAATACAAGAAATTCTGGTGAGCCAGAAAAGTTTGATGTCGTCACCGATTACCATGGTGCACCTAACAAGGTTGGAAAGGTAACTATAGAAGATAAGAAGATGAGTACACATGACAAGCTGTACCATTATGTTAACAAACTAAAGAAAAAATAAATATTATGCCTATAAAAACAGGTGCGATTGAAGCATATGAGCATATTCCTGAAAAGCTTAAGGGCGGTGCTTTACATAAGCTTAAGCATGGAGGGAAGGTTCCAAGTAAGAACAAGACAAAGCATAGGGGGAGAATCTCTAAGGTAGATGCTTCTTATGGTGCTGGTCTTTAATATCTAATAGCTTTATTATGATTAACACTTATAATCCGAATGATCCTAAAGGCAGTCTTCGTAGATGGAGGGCTGATATTAAGTCCAAGCACTTTGGTGATCCACCTGACGACGACAACGAGACTCCTAGTGAGAAGCTAGAGAAAGAAGCAGAGGGCATGGCTCTTCCTGCGATGGTAGATTGGAAGGAAGAGATTAGAAGGGCGAAAGGTTTTAGGGCTGGGAATTATAGTGATCAAGCTAAAAAGTATAATGCTATTAAAACTACTTTAGGTAAAATAGATGAAGTAGTTCCAGAAAAGGTTGCCACATCTCCTGTTGTCAGGAGAGTTATGGACAAGCTAAAAGAAGATCCAGAAAAATATTTAACCAAGGTGGTAGATATGTTGCCAGCAGAGGGCTTTACATTTAAAAATTTTGTATCGTCTATAAACTCTATTAAGGAATTAAAAGCTGATCTTGGGGTAACTACCGAGGAATTAGACAAGCTTATGAAAGACTCTGATGTGGGCTGGGGGGAAAGACTAGCAATAACCAGCTTACTATACAAAGGAGGAAAGATTAAGTATAAGGCTGGGGGTAAGGTTTTTATAAGAAATCCAAAGAAACTTAAAAAGGAAGATTCTAAAAAGAAGAAGCTAAGAAAAAAATACGGACGGAAAAACGTAAAGGTTACAAAAGGGAGAGCCCCTAATCCTACAAAATGGAAAACACATAGTAATAAGTCTGGATCTAAGAAACCAAAAAATGTAAAGCCCACTGATAAAGGACATGTTAAAAAGAGATACAACAGAGAGATTCTAAGTCTAAGGGTGGGTGCAAAGCCCAAGAGGACTAATAAGCCAATGCAGAATGCTTAAATATTCACCAGTTGTAAGAGAAGGTGTTCCTCAGTTAGCTGTGGGATCTAAGGAATATAACAGGTATTGGACTATGCAGATAGACAGGTGCAAGAATGGATACAAACCTTCTGGTGGTGTTCAAATACCTGGGGCTTACTATTTTTATTTAAACTTTTTTCAGATCCTTGCTCGTAACGAGAAGACCAATCGTAAGAGTTTACAGAATCCTTGGTACAGGGATATGGATCACGAATACTTTGAGAAGGTATACCGCTGCAAGGAAGAGGGCAAGGGGCTTATAGTTCTCAAAGCGAGAGACAAAGGGTTCTCCTATATGAATGCAGGTCTATGTTTGTATGAGTGGACTTTCTTTCCAAATAACGAGGTAGGTGTGGGAGCAGCTACCCCATCATATGTAACATCTTTCAGGACAAAGATCATTAACTCATGGAACAGACTTCCAGCCCCCATGAGGCATAGAAAGGATCTTGTAGATAATGAGGTTATGATGAAGGCAGGATACCGCTTAAAGGAAGAGGGTGTCTGGATGGAAAAAGGTATTAAGAGTATCATACATTTTAGGTGTATGGATAACCCTGATGTCTTTAGGGGAGAACGCTTAGGCATGATGGTCTTTGAGGAGTTCGGTGAGATGAAGTATGGCTTACGTGGATACATGGCATCAGAAGCTTGTTTTAAAGATGGTGCTATTCAGTTTGGGATACCTATTGTTGGAGGAACGGCTAACATGATGACAAAATCTGATGACTATATGGAGATGTGGTATAATGCTGACAAGTATAATCTTGAGCAGATGTTCATACCAGCATCTAAAGTTCTTTATGGCTTCTTTGACAAAAAGACGGGTATTAGTGATCTTGAGGGAGGAAACAAGCATTACGAAGAGAGAAGAGCAAAGCTTCAAACCTCTAAAGACAAGACGGCATATTATCTTCACATACAGGAATATCCTTTAGAGCCTGAAGATGCCTTCATGCAATCTAACAGAAGTCCTTTTGACTTAGAGAAGATCAATACGCAAATAGGAAAGATTCTTGCTAATAAGGCTTTGCAAGGAATGATTAGTACAGGCGACCTTCATTGGAATGCAAAACATACAGAGGTGGAGTGGGAGGTAAATCCTGATGGAAAGTTCAGGATACTATATCACCCTAAAAAAGATATGCTAAACCTAGATATTGGTGGAGTAGACAGTTACACCCAAGATGAAGCACCCAACTCTGATTCTAAGGGATGTGCTATTGTGTTTCGCAGATGGTCAATGAATACAGACGAGCCATCTAACCTTCCTATTGCTATGTACGTAGACAGACCATATACTAAGGAGGAATGGTATGAAAACACTTTAAAGCTTTATACTTACTATAATGCAAGAACTTTGGTAGAGTATACAGATGATGGTTTCTTTAATTTTTATATTAAAAAACAGGTGACTAATCTGCTAAAAGAAAGACCTAAAGCTGCGGATGCTCCTTGGGGAAAGGTAGCTAATAGATATGGAGTTCACATGAAGTCTTATCAAAAAAATCTTGTTATAGATTTGCTTGATGATTATATTAAAAAGTTTTCAGAAAGCATTTATTTTTTGGAGCTATTGCAAGACTTAGCTAACTTTGGCATCAAAAATACAGACATGGCTATGGCTTTTGGTATCGCATTACTGCATGATACGGATAACTCTAATGTGAGGGTTATGAACAAAGCCGAGCTAGAAAAGAAAGATGATTATTTTTTACCCACCTATCAAACAATTGATGGTGTTTTGCAAGTGATTAACAGCACTAACTATGATAAATTTAAGGGCAGGAGAGTCAATGATCCTCTAGGTCTTTTTAATAGATAAAATAATGGCAACAGCTCAAGGAGTATTTCCAAGACAAAACATACCTGAATCTGAAAAGAATGAGAAGTGGTGCAAGGAAAATGTTTTAAGTATATTAGCATATCAAAGCTATACAACGAAGTTTAACAGAGAAAGAAAAAAAGATTATGAGAACTACCTTATATTTAATGGGGTATTTGACACCAAGACATTCGAGTACATTACCAATACCTATGGTATATCCTCTCCTGCTAGGCTTGTAAATTTTCCAATTATATCACCTAAAATTGAGGTTATTATAGGTGAGTTTATGGCTAACCCTATAAACTTCACAGCAGAGGCTGTTAATGAGGATGCCAAGATAAGAAAGATGGATAAGCTTGTTTCAAAGGTCACTGAAGATATACTAAAACCTATACGAAAAGAAATTGAAAAAGAGCTGGGGATATCTTTTGAAGAGGAGGAGATAGATATGGAGCTCCCTGAAGATGTTGCAAAGTGGGACAAGATGAACTTAAGGGAGGCTATAGAGGAGATCACTCATTATGGTCTTCATGAGCTTATAAAAAAATATGATTTAAAGCATGTCTTTAAGCAGGGGTTATATGATCAGACAATTACTGCTAAAGAGTTTTATCATGTTGGCATAAAGAATAGAGATCCATCTATTAGAAGGGTGGATCCAAGAGCTTTGATATATGACATAAGCTCTAATTCTGAAAGTTTACAAGATTCTGCGTGGGTAGCAGAGGAAAGGTTTTTGCAGGTTAACGAGGTTATAGATGAGTTTGGGGAGATGTTGAGTGTTGACCAGGTTACAAAGATTGAAAAACTAAGGTATGAAGGACAAGATTCCTTTCAAAGATACAATAAGCCATATCAATGGTATTACAGAGATGATTCTACCTCTCCTATGCGTATTCGTGTTGTTACGGCTGTATGGAAATCTTTAAGAACAATGAAATTTAAGATAAGTCCAAATAAACATGATCCAGAGGTTCCATTCAAGAAAGTAATGCCTGATGACTATAAACCTAAGCGAGGAGAGAAAATAGAGAAGAAGGTTATAACAGATATATGGACAACTACCATGATAGGTCATGAGATTCTTGTAGATGCCAGGAGAAGTCCTAACCAGCCACGTAAAGAGGAGAACTATTCATATGCACCTCTTCCTTATGTTGGTATAATAAAGAACAATATAGATGGTATTACCTTATCTTTAGTTGACTCTTTAAAAAATATACAGCTACTATATAATATTGTTATGTTTCATATAGAGCTCACTTTAGCACGTGCTGGAGGTAAGGCTGTAGTATATGATATGTCTCAGAAGCCAAACGACATATCGCTGGAAGATGTCTTCTATCATGCAAAGAACTCTGGAATTATTCCAATTAATACCAAGCAGGAAGGAAACCAGGTTGGTTCTTTCAATCAGTTTCAGCAAATAGACTTCACGCTTTCTAATTCCGTTCAGCAGCTTATTAACTTAAAGAGTATGCTAGAGCAGACTGCTGTTATCATTAGCGGTATATCTCCATCAAGAGAGGGGTTAAACACAACAGAAACTGTTGGGGTAAACGAAAGGAATGTGGTGCAGTCTACTCTTATCACACAAACCATAATGGCTAATCATAGCAGAACTATAGGTATGGCATTTCAATATGCTGCTGACTTGATGAAGTTCTGCTGGAAAGACGGAAAGAAGATAAGATCATTTTTGGGAGACTATGGAGCTAAGCTCTTTGAGGTTACTAAAGATTTATGGCATGATGATATAGCTATACATGTAGAGCATTCTACCAAAGAGATCTCTGACAAAGAGAAAATGTTACAATGGGGAAGAGAGGCTCTGTCTGCAGGTCAAACAGATTGGCTAAGTATGATAAAGATCATTAATGCAGATACGGCTAAAGAGGCTGAGGTTATATTGGAAAGAGGTTTTGAGGAGATTAAGAAAAGCCAAGAACAGCAGCAAGCTATGCAGCAGCAAGCTATGCAAGCTGAACAGGAGGCTAAGGCTGCAGAAACTCAGATGGAGGCTCAAAAAGAGCAGCAATCTAATCAGACTAAGTTGGAAATTGCAAAGATTAATGCTGAAGCATTGTTAGAGTCAACAAGGTTAAAAATAGATGGCGGTCAGGAAACCCAGGATTTCAGACAACAACATGAGAAGAACATGAGCATGCTCGGCTCGTCTAATGAAATGGGAAAGAAGGCTCAACAAGTTGATCTTGAGAACGCTTCTAAAGAGATTCCTGAGCCACCACCTGTAGAGCAGGGACAAAGTGTTTCGGCACAGGCAATTGATGATGCCGAAGAAAATATTAACAAAACATAATATATTATAAGTGATGGATTACAAACAGATGGCAAAGAATCCTGTTCAATATTTACTTGGATTAGCAATTGTGGGATTGGGATACATGCATACCCAAGCCATGGATAATATGCAGTTACAGATAGATAGGCAAGCAGATCAGATAACTCTATTAAGAGCAGAGAATAAAGAACTTCAAAACAAGTATATTGAATTGGCTAAAAGTATTGGTAATCGGTAGTTTATTGGGATGCTCAGAGGTTAAACAAGAGCAATGCGATTATAAGGTAAATTACGACTCTTTGTTTGGGATTGGAGATTCTATTTTATCAGACCATTACACGCAGGAGGCGATTGAAAGAATGTATCAAGATAGTTTGAAAGGTGAGGTTTCCTCATATCAAATCAGATTAAACCAAAAACAAATAAAAGAACAAAAGGAACGTATAATCTATAAAGACACAATAATATATCGTAAAACGACCAAAACAATTACAGATACAATATATAATAAGGTTTATTTAACTGATACTATCAGAGATACCATTTATGTTACAATAAAAAAGAACAGAAAAAGGGGAACAAAAAGAAATTGAATACGTATATCTATTTTGATCGCAGAGAGACGGAACTTGTAGAGAGTAAATAATTATTTATATATTTGTTAAATTTTAAAAACTAAAAATTTATGTCAACTGAAGAAAATGTTAAAGAAAGTGAAGTGGCTGAAGAAGGTTCGGCTATTGTACAAGAAGATTTTGATCCTTCTAAGTTTAATGATGATAACATGGGAGACAATGCTCCTGAATCGTCTATTAAAGATAATAAAGAATCTGATGAAGTAGAAACCGAAAAGGTTGAAGAGTCTACTGAAGAAGAGTTTACTGAAGAAGAGAAGCAAGAAGATGGCGAATCTTCATATAATACTATAGAGAATGCAGTAGAAGAGGATATTGCTGAAGATGCTACAGAGGATGCTACAGAAGATACGGAAACCAAAGAGGTTAGTGGCTGGAAAGAGATAGCAGAAGACATAGGAATAAATGCCGATACATATGAAGAGTTTAAAAGTACTCTTGAAAGACAAAAAGAGCTTTCTGTTTCAGGGCAAACAAATGAAAAGATAGGCTTCATGAAAGACATGCTCTCCCTTACAGATGAGGATCTTATGAGAAAAGAGTATGAGGCAAGAAAATATAACGAAGAAGATATTGACGACGAAATAGATATAATGGTTGAAAACAACACATTAAGATCTAAGGCAAGGTCAGTACGAAGAGATATTGAAACTGTAATAGCTAATGAGCAAAAAGCTATTACAGAACAACCATCGGATTCCGAGTCTATGACTCAAGAGGAAGTTGATGAATCCAACCGAGAGCTTAAAGAATATCTGTCAAAGACAGAAGATTTTTTTGGGGGAAAGGTTAACGATGAGCAGAAAGATGGACATTTTAGTTACATCGAGTCTGGTAAGTTCTTTGAGGACATTACTGAGTCTGCTGAAAATGTTGCTCAAGCTGCGTGGTTATGGCGTTATAAGGATCAAATCTTAAAAGCGAATATAACCAAGGCGGTAGAAAAAGGAAAGTCATCTATATTGGATAATATGACAAATCCTAAGAATGAACGAAGCACACCTATTCCAGATCCTGTAAGTGGAGAATTTAATTCTTCCAAGTTTATGGAAGAGGAACAAATGTAATGTTAATTTAAAATTAAATAAAAATGAGATTTAATACAGGTACTTATGGAAAGGATACCATAGAGAATAACTCTTTAGTAGTTAATCTTTTAAAATATCCTGAAATCTCTAAAGCTTTAATTCGTCAATTTCCTCAGTATTCTTTAACATATTTTTTAGAAGGCACAGGACGATTTGCGAAAGAAGAGCTTATCGGAGATAATGCGTTTAAATGGTCTATTTTAGGTCGTTTGAACCGACCATCAACTTCAACAGGGGCTCAAACAGGAGCAACTCTTGGTGCTGCTGGTGCATCATTCACCATTGAGGTGTTTGAAAATTATTTGAATCCAAATGATGTTATTCGCTTTCCTGACGGAACGCAAGCTATCATTATCTCAGATGCTACTCCAGTAGGAAGTAACTATGAGTTTACTGTTAAGCTTCAAACAAATGATTCCACTGCAACTTTTGATGCAAGTGCGAATTTTGCTGTTGGGCAAACAACTAACACAATTGGATCAGCATTTCCAGAGAATTCAGATCGTGGATATGAAAACCATATCTTTCCTGATTGGTATGTTAACTATCTAGGAATAAACAGAAAGTCAAAATCTATTTCAGGTTCTGCACTTACTGATATTACTTGGATAGAGAACAATGGTCAGAGATTGTGGTTTTTCACAGATCAGAATTTAGTAATGGAAGAGTATCTATACCAAATGGAATTAGGCAGATGGTATGGTAAGTCAACTATGGATGCTAATGGCGTTTCATTAGTTACTGATGCTGATGGCAACCCTCTTGTTACAGGAGATGGCTTGTTATCACAAATTGACTCTTCTAACGTGGATACGTATACCACTAACTTATCTGAAGATATCATCGTTGATTTTATTGCTAACTTGAGCTTAAACTCAGGCAAGAAAAACAATAGCTGGATGGTATTTACAGGAACAGCTGGTAAGGTAGCGTTTCATCGTGCTATGAGAGATCTAGTATTCCAGGGAAATTCATTGATTTATGATATGGATGCTGGAAGAAATCTTGAACTAGGTGTAAATTACACTACGTATAATGCACTAGGTCATAAGATCACTTTAGTACATAATCCACTATTTGATGATTCAAACTTGCATACTGATATAGATCCTTCTACTGGATATCCAAAAGAGTCCTTTAGAATGGTATTTATGGATATGGGCGTAACCAATGGGACTGCGAACATTGAAGTAAAGGTTAAAGGTGCAGGTGGTGTTGACCGAGGAATGATTGTAAAATATATTCCTGGTATGGTTAACCCATTTGATCAAAAATCAATGGTTGCTTCAAATTCTAAAGACGGATTTACCTGTGAGGTATTATCTGAATCTGGAATTGTGGTTAGGAACCCACTAGCTTGTGGACAACTAATCAAAGCATAGTTAATTGTAATAATTAAGATTAAGATAAAGAAATGTCATGACAACAACTAACACAAAAACCAAATTTAATAAGAAGGGTCTGGTCGAGGTTCGTATGAGAAATCCAAAGCGAACTGGAACCATCACTCTTCGTGATTATACTGATAACTCAGGGAGGCTTCGTGAGTTTTTGGACTCAACAGGAGCTCCCAGAGTTGTTAAGTATACAAAGGCAATTAAGTTTTTAGATCTTTCTGATGAAACAGAAAGGCTTGAATACGAACACTTAAAAGATCATCCAATTTACGTTATGGGCTCAAACCCAATAGTAACAATAAGTAATAAGGTTGATGAAGCTGAAAAAAACATTAATAAAAAAGAACTATCGCTAGATGCTTTAATTGTTGCAAAAGATTTACGCAGTGAGAAAATGGTTGATTTTGCAAGAGTTCTTGGAATTAATACCAATAATGTTATAGAGTCTGTAATTAAAAGTCAGGTTTATGATAACGCTGAAACCGAACCTGTTAAGTTCATGGAAGCGTGGAATGATCCTAATAGACCATTTAAGCAGATTGCATATAAAGGCAAAGTTAAAAAGGTCTTTAATGTAAAAAACAAGGTCTGGTATTACAGAGATGTTATAATGGGAGCTTCTATTGATGAGGTAATTGTCTGGTTAAATGAAAATGAAGATTTATTACCTTCAATAAGAAAAGAAATAAATAGTATAAGCTAATGACGTTTGCACAGATGCATGAGGACTTAGATGTTGTGCTGGATAAGCATGATTTTCCATGGCAGGAGCCAGAGGAGAAGGACATCTTTTTGAATTTTGCGTTGAATGAATACGTTAAGAATAAGTACGCTGAGTTTGAGGTAAATGAAAAGCGTAGAGAAGACATAAGGACTCTGATACTATCTTTGTCAGGAGTTTCTTCTTCTATTACTTTACCTGCTGACTTTTTATTTGCTATATCTTTAAAGGGGACTTTCCAGATTGTAGATTGCGGAATCCCTACTAATAAAGAGATATTTATAAGACCTATTCAGCATGATGATATAAACAAGATAACTGATGATCCTTTTAATAAGCCTTCAGACAAACATCCTGTTTATATTTCAAATGCTACTGGATTTACAATAGAAAGTGATAATATTCCTGTTTCGTGGACTTTAAAGTATTTAAAAGAACCTTTACCTATTGATGGAACAAACAATCCAGCAGGAAGTTCGGATTTACCCAATTATACACATGAAGAAATAATTAATTTAGCTATTAGGAAGATTTTAGCTTCTATAGAAAAGGACACCTATCAGCTTCAATTGAATGAAATACAAAACCAAGAATAATGGACTATACAAGTATAACAAAAAAAGAGCTTTTAGAGCTCTCAAAGAAACGTGAACTTGGTCTTAAGTCAAGTATGACTAAGGCTGAGATCATTAAGGCATTGATAAAAGACGACAAAGCTGCTGCTAAAAAAGCTGCTAAGGAACCTGTACCAGTGCCTGCCCCTACGAAGCGAAAGGTTTGGAACCCAATGCTTCATAGGTTTGAATTCAAATAAATCAATTTAATAACTATTTAAAAATTAAATAAAATGGCAAAAACAAAAGCAAAATTCGCTTCGTTTTATGATGCAAACGGAAATTTACCTGCGTTAGCTGACGGAGCATTAACAATTCAAGGAGATGATGGTTCTGGTGGAGTAGTAAGCCCAGGCTTTTCTATTAAGCAATCAGACATTATTTCTGCATCCTTTGCTAGCTATGCTGCTGGAACTGATCAAAGAGATGATGTAACCTGTGTTTCTACTACAGTTGGAGACAAGCTTGTTATTACGGTAATTTATCCTGATAGTCGGCAATTAACTAGACATTCATTTACTGTCTATGTTGCCACTGGCGATACGACCAGTACATTGGCTGCTAAATTTACAGCATCAATTAATGCTCATGGAGTATTTACTGCAGTACAAGCAACAGCGGATGTTCAGATAACATTAGGTTCAGGTGATCCTTTTACAATTGCGGTATCAACACCTAGCTTAACAGTGGCATCATCTGCTGCTCATGTACAGCCTGTAGGTACACCTGCAAGTCTTGCTGCTGATGGTCTTACTGCATCTGGAACATATGATGTGTTTGAGATTCAGCATTATTCTGATGTTCCATCAGGAACCAATAAGAAGACTATTGAGTTGACGAAATCTGTTAGCCGAGTTTATACTTGGGTTGCGGGTATCGGAGATTTTGATACGACTTCTGGCGGTGGAGTTACCTTGGCAGATATATTGGGAGCTAACTTTGCTGATCCTGCTGGAGCAGGAACAGGAGCTGAAATCGCAAGACTTCAGGAAGCTCACGACAAAGGTATCGGATCTGTATCTTAATATAGTTAGTTTAGTTAGTTAATAGGGGTAGGGAATTTACCCTATCCCTATTTTTTATACCTCTACTATGGCAACTTTAAATGAATGTGCTTATAATATATTGAATATCGCAAGAGGAGGATTGTCTTCTGATGATGATAGGCTTAATCTACGCCAAATTAAATTTTGGATAGAATATTATAGAGCAAGGCTTATCTTTGAATACACACAAGCAGGAAAGAATATTGACGATCAGCTTGTCCAAGACCTTGGAGTTGTAACTCTTAGCGAGGTAGACAAGGCAGATTCAAATGTTATTGATTGGGACTGCCCTATTAAAAAGGCAATAATACCAAAGCTTGTTGACCTTCCTAATAATAGAGGACTAGTTTGGGTGGGCTTGTCAGACAAGCAGACACCAATAATACTCTCTCCACCAAATATAATTGGGATGCGTAAACATCTAAGGTTTACAGGAGATATGCGAAGAGCATACTTCATAGGAAAATATTTATATGTAACAGATCCTTATAATGAGGATATAAAGTATATTAATGTAAGGGGAATTTTCGATAAGCCCCTGGAGGTTGAAAGCATTAAAGACGATGGTACTAGTTTATGTATCTCGGATGATGATCAATATCCTATGCCAGAATATTATCTGAACGATATCACTGAAAGGATAATGAGAATAGAGTTGGGTCTTTTATTAAGAATGCCTAATGATGAATTAAACGATAGTAGAGAAAAAGCTGTTGGGGAAACAAGTTCAAGATAAGAATTACTATTACACCCTTTATGGTGTATGGTCTGTTGTTAGAGATGATCTCTACGAAAAGACAGGTAGAAGAATGGCTTATCAGAGGTTTTCAAAAATAGTAAGGGCTTATCTTGATGTTGTTCTGAAAAGAGTTATTTATAAGCATCAAGAGGTTCAGCTCTATAATGGATTAGGAACATTATTTGGAACAAAGATACTTTGTACTAAATTTAATCCCTGGAGAGCAGCTTTTAGAAGAGAGAATGGTAAGAGTGTATTTTATAAGCTCAAGATAGATGTAATGAAAGATGATGGATACTTTTATTTTATTGGATGGAGGTTTCCATTAAAGTTCCACATGTACAGATTTAAGGTAACAGGAAGGTGGAAACAGTGGTTGTATGCTAATGTTAAAGATGGTTCAGATTATCCAGAGCTAGAGTGTCAGGATTAATTGTAAATAAAGAAGTAAAAACAACAAGGATAGGAATTTGCAAAGCATGTAATTATTTTGTTACTTCAACTTCACAATGTAAGATTTGTGGTTGTTTTATGAAAGTAAAAGCATCTTTAAGCAAGTCTAGCTGTCCGAAAAATAAATGGCATGCCACAAGGTAGAATAGAAGTAAAGACCATAATAGCCAATGTAATAAGGGATCTTCAGCTAAAAAGTGTGAATGATGTCATTGACTATATGATTGAGTGGGCTTATGAGGCTGAAACGGCTATTGGTTCATACGATACTTTTATAAGAAAAGAGTGTGAGATAGAGATTAAAAATAATAGGGGAAAGCTTCCTGCTGATTTATACCAGTTTATTTCTTTGAAAGTAAATAATATTTATCCAGAAACAACTTATAGGGATTTCAGGCTCTTCTACAAAAACTCACCTAATTTAGCAATATCAGGTACAGAAATAAGAACTATAAAGATGACATTGGAAGGCGGATGGGTTCATCTGTCAGGAACACCAGATTCTACTAAGGCAGGATTAGCTTATATGGCATTTGATCTTGATTGTCATGGTCTTCCTTTAATTAAGGATGGTCATGAGAAGGCTGTAACTGCTTATATTATGTGGAAATACAAGACAGCAGACTATGTAGCAGGGAAGGTTCCAATGCATGTATATTCTAATTTAGAACAAAGGTGGTATTGGTTATGTGCACAGGCACGTGGAGATGACGAGATGCCTGATCCTAAGCAATTAGAATATATAACAGCATTATATCATCAGTTGTTGCCATCACCATCTAAAAACCTTTTTTAATGGAACGTATTACCAATAGCTTTGAAGGTGGTTGGAATAGAGATTTAGATAAGGAGCTGCGAGGCTCTAATACTTATACAAGATCTGTTAACGGAAGACTTGTCTTTAATGAAGACGGAACAATGTCTTGGGAAAATGCCAGGGGAACAATGTCTACTATTTCTGGCTTTTCTGGTCGTTTTATTGTAGGTGCAAGTGAAATTGACGATGTTGTTGTTATTCTTAGTACAAACGGAACAGATGGGGAGATAGGTGTTTTGGTGTATCAGCCAAATGGAACCTCTGATTATAGTGTTTTGTATAATGATGCTACAGATGCAAATTCCTTTGATTTCCAAAAAGATTTTCTCTTAGAGGTTGTATCTTTCTACGAGAACAAGGATATGTATAGGGTATATTGGGTTGATGACTATAATGAACCTAGGACATTTACATTTAAGAAGAACACAATATTATCTATATATGAACCTGTAACAACTTCTGTTGCTATGTCTGTTATAAATCCAAACTGGCAGATGGGTAACTTCTGGTTTGTTCAGCAAATTGAAGGAGGTCTTCTAACAGGAATGTATCAGTATACCTATCGCATGATATCAGCAGATGGTTATACTACCCCTTGGTATCCGATAGGAACTCCTGTTGTGGTTACATCCAGCACTATGCCTTCTAGTGTCAATGATTATCATTTATATGATTTTGACAATGCTGACGAGATATCAACAAAGGGAAACGTCTTTAAGCTTACTAGATATGACAAAACCTTTGATAAGATAGAGGTTGCCTATGTCCATTCAATAGCTTCTGCAGGCGTTAAGGAGTCAACAATATTTCATTCAGGAGAGGTAGATAAGGTGGCTAATGAAATGTATTTTCATCATACATCAAATTCTGGTCTTCCCATAGCTGATGTAGCCGAGCTTATAGACAGGAGAGAGTCTATTATTAAAGCAAAGACAATACAGATAAAAGACAATAGGCTTTGGATGGGAAACACCGAAGTAACTCCAGCCTTTGATATTCCAGATGATGTTCTTGCTAATGTAACGGTAAAGCCTAGAATGAGAGCATATTTGGAAGACAATACTGCTTATGGATTGGCTGGTGGTGGTGGTTCTGGAAATCCAGCCTATGCAGTGAGCAAGAGGCAAGACAGAATTTACCAGAAATCTCAATATGAGACGAATAACTCTACTACAATTACTTTACAAACAGAGAATCAAAACATTAATAGCGGTAATCCTGTACAAGATCTTCCCACCTACAAGGGTTCTCATATGACACATGATAGAGTTGGTTATTTTAGAAATGAGACATATAGATTTGGGGTGTTGTTTTTTGATAAAAAGGGAAATCCAATGTTTGTTAAACATCTTGCTGATGTTGATATTCCTCCCCAAAACGATACAGACAATAGCCTTAGATCAAAGATGCGTGTTAGGAGAATAAGGTCTGATGGATCAATACATTACCCAACACCATTTGAAGAGTCTCCAGACTTTTATACCATGCTTACTGGAGGTGCTAAGCATGGAGAAAATAATGGCTTATATGTTAGTGGCGGTGGATTGTCACAAACAAACAGAAAGGATACAGAGATAGTTTATAGTATGCCCAATGGAGCTTCATTAGATTCTGGCTCTGCGGCTAATAATGCTGCGAATATTTCTTTTATAAGAATTGTAGGGTTAGAGTTTGGTGGGATAGAGCTGGCTACGCCAGTTCCTGAGCTGGATAACAGACCTTTACATGAATTTGTTGGGGGCTTTAGTATAGTTCGTGTTCCAAGAGAGGGAGATAACGAGCAGGTAGTTACACAAGGACTTGTTCATAATTGCCATTATCCAGAAGGCGATAGTAATACATTTCAACCTCACCATGGTATAGGGGGATATTATATGGATGTTGCAAATGGTGCTAATCAATACTATCTATATGGTCATGATACAAGAGATGTGGATGGAGATGTTCAAAGGATGAGGGCACTTGGACATATTTACAGCTATGATTGTCCTGATTATATGTTTCGAGCACATCCTACAGGTGTAACAATTAATGGAAAGCTAAAGTTTACAAGTTCAATACAGCATGGATGGGAAGTTCTAGCCCCAGCTCCACAAGCAGGTGGTTATGCTGGCATCTTTAATTTAGGTGCTCTAGAAAATCATGCATGGGTTATGAAAGGCTCTGATTCCATGAATAGTAGATTTTATGGTAATACAAGTATTCCTGGTTCAAAACCGCCTATTGACCTTGCTTATGATAAAGTTTATACCAAGTATAATACAGAGCTGCTTATTACCACTCACGAAGCTTTTAGTATGTCTACAACAATAAGTAGTTTTAGTACCACTGGAAGAGATCTTGATCTAAATAGAAAGCTTGAATTGGCTTTTAAAGATCAGGCAGCAGGTGGAGACGGCTTAGGAGGGAATGGAACTACCAGTAGTGTTGATGATTATGATGGAAGCGGTGATGATCGGTTTTTAAGATCATGGCATCATAGAAATGGATTGTTGGTACACTTACAAAAACCATACAATACTTATATAGGATTTGGAGCAGATTTTACAGATCATTTTGGATATAATATATTTACATATTACGAAAGAAATCTTGGGCAATATGGGGGATTAACATTAGAGGCTCTTGAGGGAAACATATTTCATACAACAAACCATTTTCAGCCTGTAACAGATTACGAACTTTCTAATATAGCAAATGGAAACCAAAGGACGTTTAACAATGTAGAGGTCTGGGGTGGTGATTGCTATGCTCAGAATTTTGGGTTTATGAGGTTGTATCCAAGAGTTGTGAATCAAACTTTGGATGATAACGATTGTTCGATTCCAGAGCAGGGCGAGCTGTCAGGTTCTGAGTTTCTTAATGGTAATCACCCTGATTATTCTCTTGGAGTTACCTTTCCCTTAGAGAGCAAGTTTAATTATGCATTAAGAAAGAGTGCTTCTTCGGTATATCCAATATGGGCTCAGGTGGGAGCTAGACCAGGGGCTGAATTTACTAGTCTTACTGCTGGAATCTTTCATTATGATGGGTATACAGATACCTGTACTGGAAATTTTGAGACTTTTAACCTTAATGATGCATTAGGATACAGAGACAAGGTTATGCCTTATGTTACCAAGCCTGTTAACTATATTTCAAACTACGATTATCCTACACGATGGCATTGGAGTAATGAGAAAAAGCCATATGGTGAATATATAGATAGGTTTAGGGAGTTTGAAGAGCTTTCAAATTTTGATCTAAATGGACAATATGGCGAGGTTAATGGAAATGCTGTTCTGTTTGATTATATTTATTCTTTTCAAGAAAAAGCTTTTGGAAGGCTAAGAATAAAAGACAGGGCTATTATTTCTTCGCAAACTACAGGAGACATCATTCTGGGAGAGGCAGGAATAATGGAGGGAATAGACTACATATCTAAAACCTATGGAACTCAGCATAGAGACTCTATTGCATATACAGATAATAATATTTATTGGGCTGATGCTCGGAATAGAAAGCTTATTGCCTTTGGTCAAAATGGCGTTGATGTTATTTCAGATACAAAGGGACTTCATTCTTTTATTTCGCCCTTTTTAGAACAAATACAAGATCTTGAAACTATTGCAGTTTCGCCAGGAAGCGGAGGAGGAATAACAACTGGTATTGATTATCAGAACAATGATGTACTATTTACTATAAGAGTATCACCATCAACTGTTTCGGATACTGAATGGAAAATTAGCGGAAATGTGATTGGAGGATCTATAGAAAATGTTTATATGGACGAGAGTGATCCAAACAATCCTTATGGTAATGAGTTTTATCCACCTTGGAGTGGTATTCTTCCACCTACTACAAGCTCTGTTACAGTAAGCTATAATGAGTTTATAGGCGTTTTTGTTGGAGAACACACCTTTTATCCTATTTTATATTTCAATAAAGGAAAGCATTTTTATAGTGTACAACCTATACACGTAAACAAAACTATAGCATGGCAACACAATATAGGAAAAAGAGGACATTTTTATGGATCATATTATTATTCTGCTTTATTGTTTACTGTTAATAAATTTCCTTCAATGGTAAAGAAGTTTGATACAAATCTTCTTAATGTTAATAAGGATGGTGTAGATGTTTTAAAGCTAGCAAAATACATTACTGAGGAACAATCTCATTCTGTTGACGTATTAACAGAAAGTGTTAATGTTCAAGGTGGTTATGCAGCAAATAGAAGGGCTAAGTTTAGAAATGGTTTATATCGTTTTCCTACACGTGCTAGAAACGAAAGAAAAAGGATAACAGGAAAGTATATGGAAACAGGATATCATATAATTAATGATACAGATGACAAGAAGTTTAGCCTTACAAGCGTAGATACTCTTACTCGTTTTCATAAACGTGTATAAAAATTTTGTAATTTAGTAATCTTAAAATACAGGCATGATATATAGCGATACAAGTCAACTAGCACAATCACTTCCTTCTTCAGGAAAACAAGGATATAAAGTTGGTGGCTTAAAGCAAATTGGCAGATTTTTCGGTGCAAAGAAAACCAAGTATGGTTTTGATCAAAGAAACAAAAATATCAAATTTGCTTCTCATGCAACAAAAGCTGTTGGAATAGCTGCAGGTGCATATTTTGGAGCACCCTTAGTGGCTGGAGCTATTGCAGCACCTTCGGCTGCAGCTGTCGTTCCAGCTGTGGCAGGAACAGGAACTGTACTTGCTGGCACTGGTGCTGCTGCTGGATCCGCTACAGCTGGCACTGCTGCTGGTGCTGCTGCAGCTACTACGGCTGCTACGGCTGTACCTACGGCAGCTACTACGGCTACAGCTGCTGCTTCTGCTGGAACACCATGGGCAGCAGGGGGCTCAATGGTTGGAAGCAATGCTGTTGGAACTGGATTGGCTCCATCAATTGCTGCAGGAGGAACAGGTCTTCCTGGCAGTACAGCTGCTGCAGTTGGTGCTGTTCCACCTCCACTTCCATTAGCAGAGGGTGTAGGAACTGTCTTAGCTCCTACAGGCACTGGAAGTGTTTTGGCTCAAGAAGGGGCTTCTGCAACTACTTTAGCAAAAAATGCTGTCTCTTCTGCAAGTACATTTAAACAAGACCACACTTATACAACCCCAGATGATCTTCATACTACAGATCCAGATCCAACTCCTGAGAAAAAAGGCTTTCTTAAAAATATTTTTGGAAAGAAATCTACAGCAAGTGAAGGTTCTGGTGACAATATATCATATAAAGACCATCTAAAGACTGTAACAAAAGATCTTATTAGTGAACAGGACACTACAGTTCAAAAGAGTATTATGGAGGCTATTTTAAATAAGCCAAAAGATATGAGCTCAATGGATGCTATAAGAGGATGGTATGCAGAGGGTGGTGATGATCTTGTCAGAAAGCAATCAACTAAGTTTGCAGCAAAAAAGCTTGGTGCGTTTTTAAAAGAACAAACTTTTTCAGAAAACTCTTCAGACAACCTTCCTTCAAGTACTATAAATAGAGGAAGCTACCAGCAAAGAAGGGTTTATGCAAAAAGAGGTGCTAAGATTCCTAGTTCAGCACCATCTCACAAAGAAGGTGGTGTGAATTTATATTATAAAGGTGGAGAAATAGCTGCCGAGGTTGAGGGAGGAGAGAGAGTGTTCTCTGTGTTAGGTACTTCTAAAATGGAAGATGCTGCTAGAAAAGGGGATTATAGTGCTCTTGGAAAGATAACTGCAGCAGAGATGGAACAGCAGGATAGAAATCCAACTG